CCATCGCTCCGGTCTGAAACGCCTTTTGCCTTGCAAACTCCTTAGACTGTTCTTTGTACAATTCCGTATAAATTGGATAGGCAATCTTTGAAATAGTTTCGGCGTATAGGTTTTGTAGCAACGTGAAAAGATCGGCGTTGTTAGTCGTGTTACTAAGTTGTGCGAAAGCCGTTTGTAAATTTGAATTCTTAGCATTGGACAAAAACTGTCTAATTTGCTGCTTAAACAACTTGACAAATTTTGGCAAATACTTTTTTTCGATTGCCATTCGTTTAGCTTCGACTTGTCTATGATAGTTTTTTCTTTGCCTGTAATTCATTGATTAATCTTTGCTTGTAGCTTTCCCTCGCCCTATGTCTAAACTCGTGTTCAATCTTGCAACGCCTTTCGATTTCCAATTTAGGAAACCGAAGCATTACCGCCGTCCAAATCGTCTGGAGTTCCTCCGTTGTTATCATTACCATTTTCGTAATCGTTTATCATTCCGTTGACGTCAACGTTATGGTCTTCAATTGGTGTTAATCCGCTATTTATAAAAGCCTTTGCAAACTCACCGCCCAAAGGTTCGTAATTCATAGCGATACGCTTTTCATCAAGTGTAAGCCAGTATGCTGATACTAATTGAGAAACTAACTTTTCAATGTCCTTTTGAAGTTCAGGAAGTGCCGTTACGTCAAAGTCTATAAACTCGTTACCCGTGCCAACATTGGGGATTAACCACTTGTTTAACTCGTCCCTAAGTTGTCCTAACATTGGGACGATTGTATTAGTAACTAAATCCCTTAAAGCATTTTGGTAATTGTTATCGCTCATGTTGTCGGCAGAAAATAGTACTACAGGCATACCAAACACCCTACACCATTGTTCTAATGAAAATTTCATTGTGTCAATGATTTGCATTTCGCTATTTGATAACCCGAAATTTAAATATTCCCAAGGGGTTTGTAACATTGCAACCGTGCCGCCTTTTGCGTTGTTGTTTATACGGTTTGCAATTGCCATTTGCATTTGCGACGCTTGCAATTCCGTAACCATTGGAATCTGATTTCCCACAACTTTAGGAACTAATGCACCCTTCGCACCACCGTTAGCCATTTGACTTGCTGCTGACTTTTGAGCCTCCACTCCCATAAGGTAATTATTCCACGCCGCACGAATTGGGGAGAGTCCTCTCATGTGTTCACGTGTAGAAACATTGAAATTTGGATTCCACGATTTCCATTGCATAACGTCCGCTTTTGCAAGGTTGATAGTCGTTCCCATGTTGTCCAACTGATAACCCAAGATTCCGTATAAGTCGTTTGGATCTGGCATGATGTCCGTAAACTGTGACGGTAGGATTAACAATTCTACAAATTTCCCGTTCGGAATGTTGCCACGATTGCCCCAAAGAAATGTTTCACCGGAAAGGAAACGATAGCCGAAAAGGTTCTCAAAAAATGCATCTTGAGACTGATAACTATTCGGATTGTTTAAAAGGTCTGCCAGCGGCGTTCCTTCAACTATCATTGAATCATCGTAAGCATTTTTGCGATGTATTAATGCCGTTTCAAAGTTTGTTAAACCGCCCTTTGTTAACTGTTTGTATTTTAGTAAACTTGATTTCGCTTTCTGCCCTTCGTTCAATTGGTAAACATACCACGGAATTGATGCACATTTTCTCGCTAAGAAAGAAACAATTGCGTACACGTCCGCATTTTCGGAGTAAGCATTGGTGTACTTTTGAGCGTCGTAAGATTGTAGAATAGCTCCCGTGTTTACGGGGATAACTCCGTTATTATACAGTGGCAATCCTTTCTTTTTGAAAAATCTATCTATAAAACTCCCCATGTTAGTTTCGTTTGTTTTGATTTTGAGTAGACGGCGTAGCGCAATGCATCTAAAATGTGGTCGTTAAGTTTAATTGGCTGCTTATCAATCACCTTTCCGTTTGCGTCCGATTTCCATCTATATTTTTTAATCTCGTTAAGCAAATTTACACTTTTAGAATGAATGTATAACGGCTGCGATTTCACCTTCATAATGCCTGCGTAAACCTCTTTGTCTGCCGCCTTGATATTAAAGCCACTTTGGTAAATTTCCTGTATGGTTTTTGGTTCGGCGGCATCGGCGAATATTTCATCGTAAAGATTTATTCCTAACGTTGGGAAGATGTTTAATAAGTCCCCGGTTGTTAAATTTTGCTGATACAGTATTTCTTCTGCATAAATACAGTTTTCCGCTAGTGTAACCTTTACTAATGCAGTCGGCACACGGAATCCAAAGTCCAATCCGTAGCATACTTCACCCTCCGGGATGTTGTCCGTAATTTTCCAATGGCTATAAATTTGCTCCTCACTAACTCCACGAAGCCCAAGCCCGAAAACTTGCCACAACATTTGATCAGCATCTTTGTAACTTTCGATTACCGACTTTTGAATGTCGCTTAAGAATGGATTGTCTTTGTACGTTGAATGAATCTTGATTGCGTTGTCACCGTCCGCAAGTTCGTAACAGTAACTGTCAAAGTCTGAAGGGTTTAAATCAAGTATAACCTTTTCCGTTGTCCTTATGTCCAATTGGTCAAACAACTGCTTACTAATCAAGTTCGCTTCATTGATAAATAAAATGTTGCGACCTGCTCCCCTCGCCTTGTCGGCATCCTCCAACCCAAAAAACTCAATGTATGAACCGTTCGGGAAATGGTAAATGTTGTCTGTTTTATTATGCCATTCCTCTTTATACCAACCGAACGCCCTTATAATGTTGTCAAAGTCACGCAATGCACCACGTTTGAGATGTGGAAGGGAATGGCTAACTACTGTTATTGTTTTGCGTTCGTTTATGCAAATCATGCATAAAAGCTGCATGATGCTATAAGATTTGCCACTCCTACTTCCGCCTTCATTGACAACGTAACGTTTGCCGCTGCCTAATGCCGCATAATTTAAAGAAAATAATTTACCCGATTGTATTTTTACCATTTGTACAAAAATAAAAAAACCTACCGAGTAAGTAGGTTTAATTAGTCAGTGCGGGATTTGAACCCGCATTTCCCGCACCAATGCGAGGTGTTTACATTTACACCAACTGACCAGAAAAGACACCCGCAAGTGTGCATAGTTTAGAGGCCTCGGGTGTTGCTAATTAATTTATAATTTCAATTTTACATTTCTCCTAAAACATGATTGCTTTGAAAAACTGCCTTACCAATATATTTGTAACCTTTTTCAATTGAAATTATAGTTATAGATTTGTTATCATTTAACCATTTTATTGTATCTATTGCCCCAAATTCGCTATAGGCGTAAACGCTTTTAGTTTCAACCCATTTTTTTCCTGATTTGTAATTTATTTGATATTTAACTATAAACTCTTCATGTCTTTTTAATTGACTATTCATTATTATTTATTTGTGTGTTAATTTACAATTTCAATCGTAACCTTTGGTAAGTTTATAGAAACGTCCTGCTCGACCCTTTCAACATAACCACGTTTTTTGCCTTTAGTCTTGAGGTAAAAAATAGTTGAAGTTACTTCGCCGTCTTTGATTTGCTTATGTAGTTGAGACTCCGCAAAGTCTAGCGTGATGTCTTGAATAGAATCTACTGCGGCTTTGTACCCCTCATCAACTTTTAGCCAGTCGTAATGTGTACCCCTATCAATACCCACAATCTTTGCGGCAGTCGTAACAATGCCAAGAGATTGCTCCAACGCTGCTAACATTGCCTTTTTTAGTTGTGGTGTTTGTTGTTTCATAATTTAATATGCTGATATGTAATTCTTCACAAAGTTAAGCAATTCTTTCTCAAGATGCTTTTCATTATCAAACTTTGCAACGTCAATAGATTTTAGATTCAGCATAACATAAATGTTCGTTTCGCAATCAACCAATGATTTCAGTTTAGCCATTAAGATTGCCAAATCATTACAAGTCCGTTTGTCCTTTATGTAAACGTAATTTTCAATTTGTTTAACAGCGTGTAAAACGTTTGTATGGTCGGTATTGTACGGTACTTTTAT